GTTGCTGCTGGAATCGGTTGCGATCCGCGAATCGGTCGCGGAGCGAATCTACGTCGGCCGCGCATCGCAGGGAGAAGCGCTCCCGCTCATCATCCTGGAGCACCTCGACAGCGACCACATGCCGGTCGCGGAAGGGCTCAGCGGGACCGAGCGTGGCACGCTCCAGGTCGAGTGTTGGGCAAAATCGGCGCATGCGGCCGAGCGGCTAGGCGAGCACACGCGGCTCGCGCTAAACGCCGCGGCGCAGAAGATCGGAAACTCGGACGAAGAATCCGGCTATGACCAGATGCTCGGCGTCGAGATCGACACGGGGCTGTTGGACTACGACGCGCCCGCGGACGGGAGCGACATCGCGCGCTGGCGGAAGCTGTTCCGCCTCACGACATGGCGCGCCGAACAGGTAGCATGAAAGGGGGCCGACATGGCCGTATCGACAGGGGGTCGTCCGTTCCGCGGAAGCACGCTCGGCTACGACGTGCTCGGCGGGGCAACGTACGTCAACATCGCCAAGTTGACGCAGATTTCTGGAATCGGCGTCACGCGGCCCGGCATCGACGTTACCAACAATGACAGCGCCAACAACACGGGTGAGTTCATTCCGTCCCATTCGATGCCCAAGGCGTTCACGGTCAGCGGGAATTTCATTTCCGACAACGCGACGCAAAAGGCGTTGGCGCTGACCGCATTCACGGAGGATTGGGACGTCGCCGGCGCCTATACCTGGAAGCTGTCACTGGCGGCCGGCTACACGACTGAGCCGACCATCACGTTCAAGGCATTCATGTCTGACTTCGAGTTTAGCGGCTCGCAGGGTGGCCACATGACATTTTCCATGCAAATCCAGGTGAGCGAAGTTCTGACGTGGGTCAACGGCACGCCGTAAACGGGAGATTCTATGAGCGATTTGTTGACTCGGGATGCGATCGTCGCGGCCGCGCCGGAGCGCAAGAGCATTGTACTCGCCGTGTCGGAGTGGGGCGGCTCCGTCCGGCTCGTGGCCCCGACGCCGGAAGAGTTCTGCGAGTGGCAAGAGGGCCAGCAGCGCGACCGCGAGCTTGGCCGTCCGCACCGCTGGAAAGTCCGCCTGGCCGCGCTGTGCATCGCCGACGCCGACGGTAAGCGATTGCTCGGTGACGCCGATGTCGAGGCGCTGTGCCGGCAGTCTTGCGCGCCGATCGAGCGTGTGTCCGCGGCCGCGCTGGCGCTGTGTGGCATCGACTCGGGAAACTCCGAGAGCGCCGAGCCCGCCGGCGCCTAGTCCGCATCGCGACGCGCCTCGGCTACCCGTCCGTGCGGCGGCTGCTCGCGGACATCGACCTCGCAGAGCTTGCCGAGTTGTGCGCCTATGACGACATCGAGCCGCTGGACAAGAGCGACTACTACCAGGCGCAGGTCGCGTACATGATCGCTTGCGTGCTGTATGCATTCGGGGCGTCCAAGACGCGCCCGAAGCTAGAAGAGTTCCTGCTGTTCAGCGAGATTGAGGGGCCGCGGCAACAGACCGCCGAAGAGCAGCTTGAGATGATGCGCGGCCTGGCCGCGATATTCGGGAAGGCCTGATGGCATCGGTCGGCTCACTCAACGTCAAGGTCACCGCGAGCACTCAGCAGTTCGAGGCTGGGATGCGTCGCGTGCGTGGCGGCGTGAATGAGGCCTCCAAGAGTTTCAACGTCGGGATCGCGGTGGCCCGCAAGCTCAAGGCCGCGCTCGCCGGCGTGGCGTCGGGCTTCGCCGTCAGCAAGCTGCTGAGCGGCATCAACTCCGTCACCGACGCGATGAACCGCGTCAACATCGGCGCGAAGAAGCTCGGCGTATCCACCGAGTTCTTGTCCGCGTTTCAGTTCGCCGCGAAGCAAATCGCGGCGATCGATCCCGGCCGCGCCGAAGTCCTGCTCACCAGCCTGGCGACGAAGGTCTCGGACGCGGCAATCAAGGGCGGCGAGGCGGCGAAGGTATTCCAGCTTCTAAATATCGACCTTCAGGCCTTGAGCAAGCTTCGCGTCGATGAGCAGTTCGTCGCAATCGGCAAGGCGTTCAACAAGCTCGACAAGACGACCCAGCTCAACGTCGGCAAGGGGCTGTTCGAGAAAGAGGGCATCTCGGCGGCGAATCTGTTTGCGGACATCCCCGGCTTCATCGAGCAGCTCAACCGCGCGCAAGAGCTGGGCGTCACAGTGACCGGCAAGGAGGGCTCGGCTGCCGAGAAGTTCCAGCTCAGGATGGGCGAGTTGGTCGCAGTGATGGATTCGTTGAAGCAAACGATAGCGGTCAAGCTGGCCGAGCCACTCACCCGACTCATTGATGCGATCTTCTCGTGGATCGCGGCCTTGGGGGGCAAGGGCGATGGCGGCGCCGCCGCAAGGAAGAAGCTTGAGGGCGAAACATGGGAAGAACTCATCTTCAGCGTTTTCATGGATCGCAAATTCGGACGACAGCAGGATGCGGCCAACCGGAACGCTGTTCGGCGCGTGGCGAACATCAAGGGCGGGAGGCGCCAAAGTCGCGGCGCGCAGACTCCGTTCGCCGGATTCAACGAATCGCTCATGATGTCATTGGCTCAACAGCAGTTCAGCGGCGTCGTGGATTTCAACCAGCTTGGCAAGGTGGAGGTCGGCAGGGCCAAGCAGCCCGGCATCGTTAGCGATATGGTCAAGGCGATTTCCATGGGAGTTCAGAAAGGCGCAGAAGCAATCGGTGCCGGAGCGGAGCGCGTCGGCAAGGCCCATAAACTGTTCGGGCGAGCTGGCGAGCTGGCGGCGCGACCGCCGACGCTCATCGGCGAATCGCGCTTCGGCGAAGAGACCGGCATCCTAGGCGCGGGCGGGCTCGGCGGCGGCCAGGGCGGCATCCGCGCGTTCACCGGCGCCAGGTCGGTCGGGGGAGAGTTGCTGAGAGTGCAGACCGAAGAGAAGGACAAGGTCAAGGAAATCCATGATCTGCTGCGCCGCGCCTGGAGCGAGCTTCGCGGCAGAGGCGGCGCATTGAGTCCATAGATGGCAGCAGCGGCGAAACTACTCTCAGCGGACCGCGAGTACGCCAAGGACCTGCTTGGCGAGCGCGTCACCGTCGTCTACCACACTACCGGGTTCAATGAGCTTGACGCGGCGCACGCGCCTGGAATACCGCTGTCCAACGGGGACATCATCGGCTCGGTGCTCGCAGATGCCGACTTCGGCCATCTTCCGGCAAGCGAGTACAGCGTGCGGCAGACCAGCGGGCCCGTCGGCACGAGCCCGGACGGCAAGACGTTTCACTTCGCCGTCACCGTGGTGTATGGGACGCGCGCGACGGTTGGGAACGAGTTCGACCCGCCGAACCAGGACACAATAACACACACCGGTGGGATGCAGTCTGAGAACATCGAGGTCTCTTGGGCGACCACCGGCGGGATACCGCAGCGCATCGGCAATCAGTTTTTCGTCGATTACGTCCCGCCGCCGTTCAACACGATTCGCGACACAGGCCTTGAGGACACACAGGCGCAGCTCGGCCAGAACATTCTGGTTCCGGCGCGCGAGTTTGATATTCGCAAGGTCATCCCCGCGACGTCGGCATACCTCAATCAGATCGATTCGCTCTCCGGCACAGTCAATGCAGAGCCGATCGCGATCGATGGCCGCACGTACGGGGCCGACGAGCTTTTCTTTCACCAGCCCGTTGCCGATCAAATCGGGTACAACACCGACACCGCGCTGCGCGAGTACGCGGTGACGCTGCGCATCACGCACGGGCTGCGGACGCTGCCCTCTGGCATTCCCATTTACGATGTTAACCCCGCCGGCGGGCTGCAAACAACCCCGTCGGTCAGCCTGGCGTTGCCGTTCGGCAAGGGGTACTATGCGTCCTACACAGCGATCAACTTAGACGGCGAGACGATCACAAGGTCCATGGTGGAGGAGGCGCGTGTCGAGCGGTTCAAGGCGAACCCGGACCCCACGATCATCAACCGGGCTGAGCCGGTGCAGCGCAAGCCGGCATTCATGACTCGCTACCAGGCCTATCCGCGGGCGGACTGGTCGATCCTGACGGTGGCTCCGTGAGCCGCTTCGGGCCGATGCTTCCGCGCCTCACGTCGCGCAGCCGCCTGAGCGCGCGCCGACTCAATGCGGTTGTGGACGCGGCGCGCAGCTACGCCAACGCGGCCCCGCGCGGCTGGTTTTACCAGGGGCGAAGCGGCATGGTCGAAGCGCAGGACCGCCGCCGCGTCGCGCCGCTGCCGGGGCTGCAACTGACCCGGCCCGCGATCACGTTGATTCGCCCGCTGGAGGTCATGTCTGAGTCGGTGCGCGGCGTGCCGATTGGCGATGACCTGGAGCCGATCCCGGACGCGGAAGAGATTATCGCCGAGACGTTCCGCTCGCCGGACACCGATCCGCTATCACAGTGTTTCCCGGTGATTCAGATTGGCGCCGGAAAGAAGCTGCCGGTGTTTGTGGCCGCGGGCCGCTATTGGGTTGCGATTGGGTTTGGCGGCGTCTGCCCTCCGCCGCCGCAGCCGGCGACGATCGGTGGGCGCGTGCGCGACGCGCTGGAGAGGATGCTGACATGAGCCGGATCACGACCCCCGCGCCGCCACAGCGCGATCCGCCGGCCGAGCCGATCCCCGGCCCGATCCCGGACCGCCGCCTGCGGACGTGCGAGCCGCAGCGCCCGATCCGTTGCGACTCCATGGGGCGATTGCAGGTTGGTTGCCAAGACGTTTGCCTCGGCTCGGTTAATGCGGCATTCATCGGTGGTGTTCCGACGCTCAGCAGCGATTGGATCATAGAGAATTCGGGGTGCTACACAGAGAGAGTGTTCGGCAGCCGCCAATGGTGGGATTTGCCGTATGGCGCTTCCGGCGGCGGCGTGCTCAGGATCATGGACGACCCGGCCTGCGCCGGGTGGCAATCGTCGAACGAT